TTAGTCTCCTCCTAATTTGCTCAAATCAATACGTGTTTCGTAGAGACCAGTCACAGACTGATGAATGAGGGTAGCCTTAAGAAGTGACGATGGGGTGTAATCTCTATAGCGTGGGATTTTAGTACCTAAAAATTCAAAATCAACAGCACTACCTAGGGCAGTTAGATTCAACAAGTTGATGAATGAATTGCAAAGTTCCTCAAGGTTATCAGTATCTTTTCTAGCTGAATATGCTTCTACAATCCGTTTTCCATTAGCTTTAGCTCCAACAATTTTTTCATTATATTCGAGGATGTATATCAGTAATTCATCAAAAACATGACGATGAGTTTCCACATATTTCTTATGTCCAGGCTCCAGCGTTCGATTTACTCTCATTGCATGGTAAAGTAAAGTAACAAATTTATCTGGCAAATACATCTCATTGCCCTTATGAATCTCTCCACGTTTATTATTGGTTGACAAGATACTTGCAAGCATACGTCTGCTACCGTTTTCCAGTTCAAAAAGGCTATATTTTGGTAATTTAATAATGGATTTAATATCTTTATATCCAAGATTCAATAAATATTGTTTTGGATTTTTATCAAAATCCTTCCTAGCTAAAATGGAGATGCCTTGAAACTCTGTTACTTCCGCTTTACTTTTCTTTTTCCCCTTCTCAATAATTCCATTCACTAGAACGGCATAAGAATTTGAAATGCCTGCATAGCCACCGTAACGCTTTGTATCAAAACTTTGTTTGGCAGGAACCAGATTTTCAACACTTCCCTCTTTAGGCCTTGGTGAAAGATTTGCATTATAGAAGCCTTTAGGTTTCCCCCTATCTAGCCCATGGTTTTGAACCTCTGTCTTTTTCACAACATTCACTTGCGGATAAGATAAGACTTTTCTAACCGTTCTAAAGTCCGACTTTTTGTCCCAAACAATTTCCCCGGTCTCCTTGTTCACCTCAATAACAGGGCGAATTCTTACCTCTCCTGTCTTTGAATGTACAACAATTCGTTTGAAAAAGTTCATAATATTGGAATAGAATAACACTTTCTCTGTTGCAGACTTGCGAGAATTATAACTATTGTACGTTGGATACTCTCCATACACAAATTCTGGTGCTAGTTGAGGATATTTCTTCAGTAATGCCGTTGCTACAACAGCATTTATATAAGCATCATGAGCATGATGGTAATTGTTGATTTCACGAATCTTATACAGCTGATAATCTTTCCTAAATTGGGATACTAGATTTGATTTTAAGGTAATAATATTGACTTTCGGATCACGAATTCTATTTCCAGCTTCATCCAACTTCGTATTAAAGCGCGTATCCAACATACGAGCTACATGTTTTGTGATTTGTCTAGTCTCCACTAATTGTCTCTGGATAAACCTTGCCTTATCTTCATTAGTAAGCCCACCACGTTCAGCCTTCGTCAAGTTATCAAATTTACGTTGGGAAATGAGTTTAGACTTCAATAACTGTCTCCAAAAATTTTTCCTATTATGAACAATTTCCATACTTGGTACATCGTCAGACTTCCCTCGGTTTTTAGCAGATTTAGTCAAAACTTTATTATCTAGCGAGTCATCTTTGATAAATGCTTGAGGAATAATGTGGTCAATGTCATATTCGCTAAGATGATCAATATCTAATTCCTCATCCGTGTACATATCTTTACCATTCTGAAGATAGTATAGGAACAATCTATCACTTTGTAAGTGAATATTGTTGACCTTAGATACGCCATAAGGTTTCTGTTCTTCTAATATTTTACTTCCAAAATCCTTCAAGGCATTCTCTAATCGATTTATACGCTGTTGCGAGTTACGGCGACCTTGATTCGTAAACTGATTTTCACGAGCCATTTCAACAACGATATGTTCTGGCTCATATCCCATTACTTCTATCAATTCGTCCACAATTTTTAAACTTTGTAGGATTCCTTTTTTTATAGCTGGGCTTCCGGCAAGATTTTGCACCTCTGCGCGATAATCTTCTGCTTCTCCAGAACCTTGTGCTAGTCTGATTTCATCTACAAATGATAGAGTATCATCGTTTATCAGTTGCATAAAATTACGGTTACTGGTTCCGTCATCTATTAGATAGCCCAAAATTGTTTTTCTAGTTACCTTATCTAGAATGCCATTAATTAGCTTAGCAGACAACCGCCCCCAACCAGTATAATGGCGCCTTTCCAGTTTTTTACGTTGTTCTTCTGTCAAGATATCCTTATACTTCTCCAGGCGTTTTCTAATCATTTCTCTGTCCTCGAATAAAGTTAAGGTCAGAACAATATCTTCAAGAATTTCTTGGTTTTCTTCTGCATCTATAAACGCTTTATCTCGTAAAATTTTAAGTAAATCATGATAGGTTGGAAGACTAGCGTTAAACTGTTCTTCAAGACCTTTTAATTCAACACCCGCATAACCATTCGAGTTTTCCAAATAAGCTTTGATATCTTTAGCTGTGACTTTTCGCTTCGTTTTAAAGAGAGTTTTGACAATATCTTTTTTCTGTCCACTATCAAGGAATTGATAGTCACGCATTCCTTCCGCTATAAATTTAACCTTCGTTAACTCATTATATACAGCAAACTTTTCGTATAGTAAACTGTGTTTTGGAAGAACCTTTTGATCCGGCAAGTATCGATCATAGTTTGTCATACGAGTGATGAAGTTTTCGGCGGAAGTTTCCTTATCAACCATTTCATCAAAATTCCAAGGCCGAATCTTTTCGTCCGATTTACGATTTAACCAAGCAAACTCACTCTTTCCTCGTGCCAGCGGACCGACATAATAAGGAATACGGAAAGTTAGTATTTTTTCAATCTTATCCTGATTCTCTACTAAAAACGGATAAAACTCGGCCTGTCTGCGAATGATAGCATGCATTTCTTGAAGATGAATTTGGTGAGGAATAGAGCCATTATCAAAGGTACGTTGTTTTCTAAGGAAATCTTCTCTATCAATTTTATCAATGAAATAATTACTTCCCTCAATCTTCTCTATTGCTTTTTTTATGAATCTATAAAAATTCTCCTGCGTCGTTTTGCCCTCAATATAACCTGCATAACCATCTTTTAGCTTATCATTGAAAACTTCTTTATAGGAATCGGACAAATTCTGATGAATAAAGTTCTTTAGTAAAGCTAAATCCTTTTGATGCTCCTCATATCTATTAACCATTGAACTAGAAAGCGGAGCTTTTGTTGTAGAATCAGTTGTTGACAAAATCCCTGCCAACAATATCCCATCGTACAAGGATTTTGTCGCGATAAACAGGTCAGCATAATCATCCCCGATTTTACCTAATAACTCCTCCAAATCTTCTTCGTACGTTTCTTTAGAAAATTGGATTTTTGCATCTTCAGCCAGCTCGAAATTTGTTTTAAAATTAGGCTGTAGCCCTAGGGCAAGTGCAAGAAAATTACCAAACAGTCCATTTTTCTTTTCATTTGGAAAATAATGAAGGATATTTTCTAAACGTCTAGACTTACTGACTTTTTCAACTAAAACATCTGCAACATTTGGTAGATTCTCTGATAAATAGCTACCTTCAACAGTTTTGTCGAACATCTCAACGAAGTCATTAAATAAATGTTGAACATCTTTATTTTCAGATTTTAAATCCCCTTCAAATAAAAAGTGCCCTCTATACTTAATAATGTGAGCCAAAGCAAGATAAATCAATCGAATATCAGCTTTTTGAGAAGAATCTGCTAATTGTTTTCTTAAATGATAAATAGTTGGAAATTGTTTGTGGTACTCTTTTTCTTCCTGCAAGGTCCCGAAAATAGGGTGCTTGCTTCCTTGTTTATCCTCAACAATAAGAAACGAATCGTCAAGACGTTGGAAAAAACTGTCATCAATCTTATTGATTTCTTCTGCAAATATTTCTTGTAAGTATAAAATACGATTTCTGCGGCGTGTGTAACGTCTACGAGCTGTTCGCTTTAGTCTGCGATTTTCTGCTGTATTGCCTTCATCAAACAGCAAGGTGCCAAGTAAGTTTTTCTTTATGTACCGCTTTTCGGTATTTCCAAATACCTTCATTTTCTTGGAAGGCACCTTATAATCATCTGTAACAATAGACCAACCAACAGAATTGGTACCAATATCGATCCCGATGGCATATTTTTTCTTCACCATAGTTTTACTCCTTATAATTTGATTATTATATTTTGGTGCTTTTGTGAAATTTATGAGATTAACGAGCATTTCGAAAAACTCCGTAAATATAAATTAATTATACATATTTCGATAGGTTATTTCAAGAAATTAGCTATTTTTGGAACAAAAATTTTATCATTCTTGAAAGATTTGTTATACTTATGGAGATTTATATTTAGTTTTAGCGCTATGTTAGTTTAGAGTGCAACAATTTTTTTATAAAAACTCTTGCAAATATTTGTAAGATGCTATATAATGATTTTGTTGAAACCATTCGAAACAACACAGCGAGTTAAAATAAGGCTTTGTCCGTACTCATTTTTGCGCACCGATTCGGTGCTTTTTTGTTTCTGTTTTTATTATATCAAATTTCAAAACGTTTTCAATACATATCTTTGCATCAGCATCCCTCATCTGTGCTTTTTTCTTCATTCCATGTTAAACTTATAAGTAAGATTTAAGAACCTGTATTCACAGTTCAGCACTTCCATCTAAGACTAGTTTATCAGCTATTCATCGTTAGTTTTTTGGGAGTGAGAAAGAACTCGATTGATCTCAAAACGAGTTTCCCTCACTTCCAATACAGTAGGTTCGGCTTCTATCGTCACTTTCTAGTTTTAAGGTGACCAGCTGAAACAGTTCCCCAAACTGTTTCACTCCCACCCCCGCACAGCTCCAACAGTCAGAGTAGTGACTGTTAAAGCCAATCAACCACTGCGCTGAGATGTTGACACGAACTCTGAGAAGTGGCGCTGGGCTTGAGCCCATCCCCAAAAAACTACCTTGATTAGCAACAAACTATCTCTTATATCTAAGTATTTTACTTGTGAATACAGATTCTAGTTAGAAAGCACATTATTATGATTACCAAAGAATTAAACAAAGGTATATAGGTTTTTGCTAGTTGACAAAAAGCCTATTCTATCGCCGTTTTACTACTTTTTCGCCTCGTATAAAACCTCCTAAAAATAAACTTTTGGGGCGGATTTGGGGCAGAAACTCTTGACACATCTTCAATACTTACAAATAATCGCCCCAGATTTTACCCTGGAGCGATTATTTTTTATTCTATGGGCAATCATACCCCTTGCAAGTTGAAAGCCAAATCTGGGCTGTTATGGGTTATTTTAACGTACCCCACAAACTTATACGGTGACCGTTAGCATCGACTTGACCAATAGCCATATAACTACGCTTGCCACTACGACCAATCCAACTAATCCAACGGTAACCAGCAGCAGTTAGATAGCTATCATAGGTTACACTTTCGCCAATCTGATATGTTGCGACAATTTCGCCAGAAAGGTGGGGCTGTCGGCGTACATTGATTGCTGTACTGTTCAAAGTAAATACCCCAGTTTCAGCAATACGACCAGTTTCAATTTGTTTGGTTGGTTCTGAACTCACTGTAGAATCTGCCAACACAATAAAACCAACCATACCATTCATACTACGGACATGATATTGTGCTGGACTGCCAACGTTAAGATTACCCGCAAGATTTTGTTCAACAGTACGCATACTGTTGCCATCGCTGTCCTCAACAATTACGCCAGTATGACCATAATCAATACCATCTCCTGCAACGTAGTGCATGACGAAAATCCACCCTGCCTTAGGTTTGATACCAGGTGCATACGGCACAACCTTAATGCCCTGCGCTTTTGCACTATTTAACAAATCAATAGCATTCCCCCAAAGGTCAACACCACGCCATTTTTTTACAATAAAACAAGATAAATCTGCACATTGGTAGCCCCATGCACCGTCTTTATCAACACCTGCTCTAGCATTGGCTAAATTCTTGGAATACAAAACAATCTGATTTAGCATGTCAATCCCCCTTTATTAATAATTCTAAAAACGGGCTAACCAAGAAAGCAACAAAGCTAATCACAATAAATAGCGGTATCAAGACCAAAATCAGCAGAAATTTCCCTATTGCTTTCATGATACGCCTCCCTAATTGTTTTCTTGGTGGTAATTTTTGCTAGAGACACCAAGTACAGTACCAGCAAAAGTCGCCACGGCTGCAATAGTACCGTTGATTACTGTTGCATCAAATCCATACAAAGCACCCAAAGCAGAAATTAAAGTGATTGCAGCTGGTGCTACGATGGTTACAGTTGTTTTGGCAACATCATATTGCTTGTTTGTCAATTTCATCTTTCTTCTCCTTTCGCAAAGGCAAATCAATAAACTCTTCTTTATACATCATTTCGATTTCGCCATTTCCGTCCAACATTTTGTAAGAGTCAAATAGTTTAGCTATTTCACGTTTGTTTTCTAACGTGGTATAGCCATTTAGAATGTCTTTTGTCATGTCGTGATACAAACGGTATCTAGTGATGTCCTTAGAGTTCTTCTTTAGCTTTTCAAGCTCCTCTGCATTACTAGCTAAGTCTGCCTTAATTTTTATATTGTCATTCTTCAAAACATCCAATGACTTGATGATTTCTTTTTGTCCTTGTTTAACTTCATTATCACGTTTTCCAATAAAGAAATTTGAAATGGTACTGATTAACGTACCAACAACCCCACCAGAAACTGTAATAAGAGCGACAAGTACAGCACTATCTTTTAATAAAGGTGGCACTAAAAATCCCCCTTATTCAGTTTGTTCAACTTCCGCTGCATCAAGTTCAGCTAAAATCTCATCCTCAATTTTATAGCGTAACTCTCGTAACTCTTGCTCATGCTTGCGCATATCTCGGCGATGCTTTGCGTACAGCTCTGGTTCATGTAATGTTTCATAAACAGTCGAAACCGCATCAGCACCCGTGTTGATTACTGTGGTTTTGACAAGTTTCTCTTGCTTGTCCTCAATTACAATAAATTCTGCCGTTGTTTGGCGTGTTTTGGTAACTTTTAACATAGTCTTTACCTCCTTCATGATTTCATTATCTGATAGATTTCTAGGGATTTTTTACGTATTCTTAGTTTGGATATGGATCATTAGTCACGTAACTAATTGTACCTGTATAAACGTGTTGTCCACTTGTTCCATTTGTCATATCTATTGTCCCATCTGCATTTAGATGCAGAATAGATGGTGCTTTAGTTATAGTACCTGAGTTTGGCACAAATACTAAATGAACTTGAGCAGTTGGGCGGTATCCTGCTGGTATTGTTTCTATCATTCTTCTATTTTCAAAGACATCAATATTGGTAATGCGACGATTAAGTGTGATAGTGACTAAGTTATCCTTACGAGTCAATGTCGCATTAAGCCCATACGGAAATCCCATCGTCAATGTCTTTAGTGGTTTCTCTTGCAGCATTGGGTGGTCGGCTAACACCTGTTCTTTCCACTGTCCCCAAGTGCCACCTTCGCATATACGTACATATGTTTGCTGAGTATGCGAGCGACATGTCGCTCGCTGCATAACATAACTACTAGCATTGTTTGCGTGTCTGATGACTTCTAAATAGTAGTAAGTACGTCCAGAAACAGGTACATTCATAGAGGTGTTTACAATATAAAAACCAGGTTCAGTAATGCGGTTCAAATCCTCGTTATATCTTTCTATAGATGCACCGTTTAGACTTGTTAGCGCATAGTTCTGAATTGGCTTACCATTCAAGTAATACCCGCCTGTTGACTCTATAGACCCCTTAGGTAGATTAGTATCCACAATTTTACCGACTGCAAAGTGATTATCCTTGTCATAACTCATCACAACACTTTCGGTTGCTACGGTTGCTGAAAATTCGACACTTGTAAATTTATCAGACAACGTACCTATGATAGTAAATGACTTATTAGCTGGATAATTACCTGCCATATTAGCCGCTGAATTACTTAGAGTGTGTTGAGTTGTCCAACTGCCAGACGCACTACCATTGTCAGCTGTATAGCTGGTACTACCTAGAGGGGCAACTTTGAAAGTCAGGGTCATAATGTTCTTCTGACTGCCTGATAATGTGATTGGTGCTATCTTAGCATTTCTATTTATTTGGATGATATTTGGTGTCTGTCTCGTTCGCTGTGCTGTAAAGCTCAGAATAGGGGCAAAATACTCAATAACGTTGATAGTGACATCCCTAGTATCTGACCATCTGCCACGACTATCCACGACAGATGCACGGATAGTAGCAGAGCCGTTAAAATTCATCATGCCTAGCCGTCCGCCATTTGAGTTCGTAGATAGATTGCGATTGACAATCTCCGCTCTATAGCCAGCTATGGTTGAGCCATAACTACCAACGGCTCCATTGAAACCAACTTGAATATCAGAAATAATTTGCAAGAAATTGTTGCCAGACAACAGCGCTCTAGCAGCAGTATTGGCATCTGTTAGTGTCAAACTTGTAAATGTCGGTTTAACGTTGGATGGCAAGGTAACTTTAATCTTCTCTTGCTGTGCGCCAATCTTTTCGTTACCATTATAGGTATCTATGTAGATAGTACATTCACCACTTACATTATTTGGTATATCGTTGGCAAAATCCATCGGTATTGTCCAAGAATAACTTGTTGCAACTTTAGATGCAATAACCTCTTTCTTATCGCCCCAACCATATCTCAATACATGTGTAAATGTTGTACTAGCTCGCTCAATTGTGATGTCAATCGGGCTACCAATCGCACCATCTTCTACAGAAATAGAACTAGAACGTGGAATTGTGGTCAAACTGATTTTTCCCGATACAGTGATAACTCCGTGCAAACCGTTGTTAGGGTTGAATGTTGCCGAAAACGGAAAACTCTTAGTACCGTCTGCGTTGTGTCCAACAGTTGTCGAACCACTAGCCATCAGAAATTCTTCCCCAGATGTTCGCCATCTCGGATTTGACGTATGCACTCTGCCACCATTTAAATCGAGACTGAGCGTACTATCTCCTTGCTCATTGTACGTCAAGTAAGCGCCTGTACGACTTACAGTTATTCGCCAATTCACAACAGTTGTGTTAGCAGCTATACTTTGCGTACCTGGCTCAATGTACACATTCAAATACAGCGAGCCACTCGCATTACTATATTTTGCCATTATCTATCCTTTCTACCCAACATACCGTATGACATTCATATCGACATTGAGATGATATTGTTCTGTGCGGAACCGTCCAATCTGTACAGAGGCAGTAAAGATACCATTGTCTATATGAATAACACCTTGCGAAATGTACATTACTTCTTTACCAGCCGAAAACATGGAAATTCTATCGCTTGACACTTTAATGGTTGAGCTTGCATCATTCTTGCCGATAACCAAACCCTCGTTAGAGCTTGACATATAAGTATCAATAAATGTTTTAAGCTCTTTAAAACCGCCAAACTGCGTAACCAGCAACTCAATCCGTCTGCCTGCCTCTGCCAAATCTGCTTCTGCTTTAGCTCGGCTATCAGCATGTGATTTTACAAATGATTGATAAGCTTTCTCGAGGTCACTAAGCGCATCCATAGACGCCTTTGCTTTAAGCTCTGCATCAAGTATCTGTGCCCGCTCGTTAAGAGCGTTAAGCCGTTCTTGAGTTAGGACTTGGTCAGCTTTGGAGTCAATGCCTGCTTGTATATCTTCAGGAGCGAGCGACCAGTCTGTCGCAAGTGTACCAGTTTCCAATTGGTAGCCTGCTACACTAAAACCGCCCGTATCCGAAGCCATAATAGCAAATCGAGGTTTTAATATACCTGACCGAGTAACTTTAAAAGTGATTGTAAACCGCTGAAAGTTGTTCCCGACATCTCGAATTAAAGTCTCGCGAGGGACATTTGCAGCCGCAAACCATGTTTCATGCTCATCATACAGATAAAAATAAACGGTTCCTGCGTTTTCTTTCTTGATATAGGCACTAAAGGTATAGGTGTCCCCTGATTGTACAGATATATTAGCTATCGGCGACGATTTCGCGCCACCAACCCAAGTCAGGATACCAGCACGTTTATAAAGCGACTCCTCTAGTCGCCACGTCCCTTGCTTATCCCAGTGTGTCCCAGAGAAAGATGCAGTACCTGAAATTAAATTTTGTCCACCCACCTCAATCTTCGCCCACCTATCTGCCCAGCGATACTTTGTCTTATCCGTGCTATCAGCTTGTGTGTAATCTGAGTAATGCCCGATATATCGCTGACCATTATCTGATGTGGTCAAGCCTGTACCGTCCGCACTATCCGAGTAAGCCCAATGGATGTATGGAGTTCTACCGTCTGCCCCCTTAGGTCCAGGAACACCATCTTTCCCATCCTTACCTTTCCATGGAGACCAACGATAAGAGCTAGGATTGGTGCTATCAGTAACGTTAAAGTCTTGGTACATGCCAATATAGGCTTTAGTTTGGTCTGTTTGGCTAAAACCTCCGCCAGTTGCATTATCAGCATATGCAATGTGAGTGTATTGGGTACGTCCATCGGCGCCCTTAGCGCCAGCAATCCCCTGGTCACCCTTTGGTCCCTGAATACCTTGTATTCCTTGTGGACCTTGCGGGCCAGTTTCACCCCGGTCCCCTTTATCTCCTTTGATTAATGACCACTTATACTTAGTAGGGTCTGTGCTGTCGTTTTGCGTAAAATCGGTGTATTGACCAATATAGGTTTTACCACTACTATCAGTCACACTAAATCCTTGTGTACCTGTTGAGTTGGTAGCATAGGCAATATGTAAGTATGGAGTACGCCCATCAACTCCTTTGGCACCAGGTATGCCCTGAGCACCGTCAGAGCCTTTGATTAAGGTCCAGTGGTACTTAGATGGTGTAGTGCTGTCAGCCTCAATATTGTCAACATACATACCCATATACGTTTTGTTTGTGCTATCAGATGTGCTAAATCCCTGTGTACCTGTCGAATTAGTAGCATAGGCAATGTGAGTATAGCTTGATTTCCCATCTGCACCTTTTGGTCCTTGGATACCAGTATCTCCCTTTGGTCCTTGCAAACCTTGTAAACCACGTTCCCCTTGATCGCCTTTCTCACCGTGGACGCCAATAACTGTTGGATCTGTTGTTTTCGTAGTGCCGTCTGTGTAAAGTTCAATGCGATAGTTCCATAAAAAACGTTTAGTGTAGCTTATTTGTTGAGGTGTCGTTGTCCAACCAGCACTGTTTTTGGTAATTCCTGTTGAGACTGTGGTAGCTAGATAGTAGTTAGTAACATTGGCAATACCATTACCATCATCACCCTTAATCAATGTCCATGTATAGCTAGAAACATCCGTACTATCTTCCTGTGTATAGTCGGTATATGTTCCAATGTACCGCTTATTTACAGTATCTGTTACACTAAAATCACTAATACTTTCAACTTTCTTTGTCTTTCCACGGGCTGGGTCACTACCAAAAGTCGCCACATTTGCAGTATATGTACCTGCTGACAACTCTTTATAGACCCAACTACCTTCTATTCCAAAACGAACCAAGGTAGTTTGTGATAGATTGAAATTTTGAAACTCATTAGCAAGTAATACGATATTTGAATAGGCTATGTGCAAGTATGGTGTCCTACCATCTGCACCAGCTTTACCAGCAACACCATTTGCTCCATTCGAGCCTTTAACAAGTGTCCAATTATAATCAGATGGTCTATTGCTATCAGCACTATTAAAATCAACGTACATACCGATATAAGAGCGGTCAGAGGCACTTAATGAGAAATCCTTAGAGCCATCTGCGCTATTAGAATAAGCTAGGTGGGTATATTGAGTACGACCATCAGCCCCATTTTTACCCGGTATGCCCTGCTCACCTTTTTCTCCCTGCAAACCATCAAGCCCTCGCTGTCCAGGGTCGCCTTTTTCGCCCTTTTCGCCTTTTTCGCCCTTGATTAAAGTCCATTTGTACTTAGCGGGGTTAGTGCTATCATTTGGCTCAAAATCCGTATAGATACCAATATAGAGTTTATTAATCGAACTATCCAAAGAGAAACCGGATGTACCAGTAGCATTATTTGCCCATGCTGTATGCACATAAGGAGTTCGACCGTCTCGCCCCGGTGTTCCTGGTATTCCCATGGTGCCATCCAAGACATTGACAAAGGAAATCTCATCAACTGCCACCTCATCATTACCAATATAGGCTGCGATAGTCAAGGTAGCCGTGTCTGTCACATCCACCCCACGAACTGTGTAGGTCATTCCTGTTGTTGTATGACCATCCAAGGACCAACGCCATGTGACACCAGCAACGACAGGCTTACCACCCTTGTACAAGGTAGGAGTGACAATGCTCTGTCCAATTTGGTTTTTAAAGATAACGCCGTTGTCTGTGGATAACTTAATAAGGTAGGGCTTAGATGCCTCAAACAAACGCTCAAAAGCAGCTTGAATACCATCTGATAAGTTATTTTCAAGAGTTTTAAAATTAGCAAAAGTAGTTTTGTTACTATTGGGGTTCGTAAAACTTATTTTCTGGTCTGACACCCTAGCCTGCACCAGCAAGATAGGGCTAAAACCGTTATCATAAATCTTGATGGTGTCGCCAATCTCTACATCAATAAAACCATCCACTTCATAGGTTATGGCTGGATAAGCGTTTTTTCTAAGGTTAGCAATAGCTGCTGCCCTAATAACAGATGGACTATCACTTTCAACCTCCATATCTTTCCTAATCCATTGGTCATTGGTTGTGGAACTGGTAAAGGCGGATGGATACATCTGCATTGACAATGGTGCATAGAGAAAGTCTCCTTGCTGGTAGAACTCACGAACACCATCAGCGTTGTTTTCTGACCATGCATCCAGACTGCAAATGGTTACAATCTCCTCAACTTCTTCCCCTTTTGAATTTTTAACTCTCCTTTTGCCAGTTGGGCGGATAGCGTTATAAATCCCCGTTTTATCAATCTTACGCTTGATAGATTTAAGATTTTTCCCATAGGTAAGCTGAATATCGTTCCTAATACGCCCTACCCCTTGATGTTTATCGTCGTTTTCATGATACACATTTACCTTAAAGGATTTGATGGAACTATCAGCATTTAACTGCGTATCAAAATCAATCTCTGCATCAAACTTTTTGGCAAGACTTAGTAAGCGGGCAAGTTTGGTATCCTGCCCATCCCATTCTAGAGTCCGTTTTTGGTCTGAAATTTCATTGATACCAACAGAAAGGTGAGTGAAATTCAACAAGTCCATTGCATTACAATACTCAACAAATGACATAGCTTTAGTAGCTTTGTACGGATTGGCATACTCATTGATAAGCTCTAAGTTCAGGTTTTCGCAATAGCATTTGATAGTTTGCTCATTTTCCTCAACAGTCATCACATTAAATACATAGCTTTTGCCGTTGTGTCTAAATGAGACAAAAGCACGCTCATTCAGTAAATTATATGTTTTATTTATCGCTGTATCAGACTTTATAGCTTTCTTGTATACTGTAAATTCAAAAGTTGATGACCCCGTTTCTAGACTGCGTGTCCAAGTGTCATCATAGTAGTTTAAAGTTTCTTGTTTATCGTTATCAATAAATGCTACTTTCTTTAGATTTGCATCATGAATTGTTAATAGCATCACAACCACCTTTCTTCAAATTCTACTTTTACAGTCGGTTTATTTTTTACCCAGCTTGAGCAATAAATTTCCAACTGTGACTCTCCTTTTGGTATAGACAGTCTCCAACTAGACCCATCAACTACATCAGAAGATTTAGACAAACCATCGACAGTTACACTATCGTTCTCACAATTAACAACGACATTAGACCCTATCATATAGCGATTAGGAATATCCTTTGTTCCCTGTACAAAATCTTTACGGTAAACGATACTATCAATATAAGCGTGATGGATGGCTGGTTTTCCTCCTACTGCACCTATTGAAACATGTATCTTAGCGGACTTTTTACCTTTTATTTCTGGTATGGTAAATACTGGGTAACTCCCCCACCAGAAGACCTGCACTTGGTCATCATTTCGTTTTATATCTGACCACCCTCGTTCCGCATTAAACGGGTTATCACTATCAAGATGAGTAGCATTAAAAGTCCAACGTTTTAATACATTAAATCCACCCTTTCCATCTGATGCTAAAAAGTTATACTCGCTTTCTACACCAATAGAGCGTTTATATGTCTCAACTCCATATAAAAACTGTCCTTTTTCGTCAGATACCATAACTTTAATAAATCCGTATTGATTGACTGCACCAGCCCAAAATATCTGTCTCCACCAAATGTATTCATTGAGCGCTCCAGATTGACCAGCACTATCCAATGGTATATCCCAACTAATCGAACCAGCATGGTTAGGTCCGACACCAGCTCCACGATTACCCAAAGCTAAATGCGGGCGACCAAATTCATTTTTTACGTACAAATTCGTATCAAACGATTGTGAGTTGTCATTTAAAATAGCCACATTTTTCTTCCCATCAGCAAAACCCTTGATAATTCCATTATTGGAAACATAATCAAATAAGATTTCTGACTGTTGGTAAGTCTGACTATCCTCCTCCTCGATATTACCTAGCTCAATTGCACCAGTACTATTAACAATGCCGATATAACCATTTTCTGCATTATGCTTAACAGTAATGATTGGATTTGCTGGTACATTTCCATCATTTCGTAAGTTAAGCACCATCTTTTCTTCTGTCACAGTTGCACTATCGAACTTACGATAAGTTGAGCTGTGGGCAACGCCATCTGGTATGAGTAACTTAAATTCTGAACGCTGAAACCACCTGGTTAAATTATCTGGGGTAATGTCATCTACTGGCATTCCCATATAATACTTGTCTGGCTCTTCACTATAAGTGATTTTTACTGGCTCTACAACATCTAAAACACCAGCTAACTCATGCTTTAGCCGTTCCATTTCCATTGCATTTGTGGTTTTTAGATCAAATTTGATGATGTGTTCTTTAGCTCCACGTTTCACTCGCTGGATATTCACCCCCAAAGAAGGAGCGTCATCAGTTGTTACGCTCCTTTTGTTACCGATAGGGCGGATAATCTTTGTAATTCGCAAGTAGCGTGACAAATCAACACCGTTGAATGTCATTATTGCTGTCATGTGATTATTCCTTTCATTCTGTTCTCTCTGCGTAGTTGCTCAGATTGATAACTACTAAACTTATACCCTGTTTTTGCAACCAGAGTGCCGTCATCAAGTCGCATTTCTGCTGGTCGTTCTACGGCTTTTTCTGCAATATCAAGTGCCTTTTCAACCAGGTTATTGGTTTTCTCTTTGGCAACCTCCACTTGAGCTTTAATAGCTTTTTCAAGGTCAGATTTAACCTGTACCACTTTGGAAAGTTTAGACTTACCAACACCAATCACATCCTCTGCTTTAAAGCTAAAGGCGTTGATATGGTCATACATGGTATCAAGAGACTTATCAACGTACTTGGTGTTTTTCTCGATACCAACAGCAACACCCATTGGCAAGAAACGCCCGATACTGTCACGGAAAAGCCTAGATGGTGAGTGGATTTGCGCTTTAGCTCGTGCCGCTCTCTCCGCTTGTGCTACCAATGCATTTGCAGCAGCGGTAACAGAACCGATAGATGACATCATCCCCTGCGCTAAACCTTGACTTATCATGCTACCTACCACACGCATAGAACTCACGCCCTGCATACCTGTGTCACGGATTGCAATCATCATAGCATGCATAGCACCACCAGCTTGTCCAATTCCAGACCGAATACCTGTAACAACACCTTTGGTTGTACCGTCTCCTGCTTGTTTACCAGCCTGTATCATCTGATTAGCGGATAAACTTATTGCATTTACTATCTGGTTCATACCACTTTTTGTACCTGATACCGCCAGTTGAACTCCTGCGACGAGCATAGACATTGCGCTAACCGCAACAGTTCCTAAAGATGCCAAAGAACCAGAAGCAATAGCACTTACTGATTGCACTGTCATCAAACCTTGAACAATAACACTCAAAGACGAACCAGCGCTAGTAAGTCCACCAGATGTTGCTCCGATAGCCCCTAATCCAGCGGCAACCGCAGCTAGACTTGCTCCCATATCAAGCAGATTAAGTTTGGTTATACGTTCTATCCCCTGCGCCAACTGATTGAAACCTTTACCAGCATTTAGAGCTGCATTGCCAATACTGTCAAAGATACCTGCAATGCCATCCAAGACATTACGAATGGCAGAGCCAAATGACTCCACAACCCCACTGGCGCTATCTAAGATAGATGTGATTTGTTCGCCAAGTGTTTTGAATAGGTTTGCGATACTGTCAATGATTGGGCTAATCTGACCAATGAGATTGTTGAATGCCTCAACCAATGCTTGTAACACTGGCGCTACCGCCTGCACCATCTCACTAACTGCTGGAATGAATGGAGCAAGAGCCTGTATAATCTCCACAATAGCTTGTGATACAACTGTTACGACCTGTACAAAGGCGCTTGAAAGAATTTCAACCATCGGTGTAACTGCCGTAGCAATATCCGCCACGCCTGTTGTGATTGCTGTTACAATCTCGCTAATCGCTGTACCTAGTGCCGTAATCACGGGAGCAAGTGAGCTAAAAGCTCTAATAATCATACTGATTGCCGCACCAACTGCTATGATTGCTGGAGTCATCATGTTAAATGATTGGGCAATGATTGGCAGTACACCTACCACGGTTACAATCGCCTCTGCAAATGCACCAATGACCATGCTGGCAAATGTGCCAAAGGCTGTACCAACCGCCTCAACGATGATAGCTATACCCTCTCCTTGACTTGCTAATAGGGCAAATCCTGCTGCAATGATAGCTATGCCCGCACCAATGCCAACGGCGGCTATACCAACGGCTGCACCAAAGGATAGTAGGGTGGCTGGATTTAGACCTCTCAATCCTTGCATCAAACCTTTTAAAGCTGCTCCTATCCCTTTTCCGACTCCTTCAAAGGTTTTACCCAACCCTTGAAACATCTTGCCCATACCTTGGAAAGTGGACTTTAGGGCATTTCCTGCAGTCTTAATGACATTAGAGATGCCGCTGAAAACCTGTGAAATGGTACTTTTGGCACTCTTGACACTGCCTGTTGTACCCGCTATAGCCTCTTCTGCTCCTTTTTTGAAAAAGCTGAATGGATTGAAAGATTTTAAAAAGCTAAAAGCTTTAAAGGCTACCAATGCACCACCGATACCAGTCACAACACCACGCCAAGTGTCGCCACTCATGGATTGGGAGAATTTAGCAACCGCCTGGATGATTTGAGCGATAAACTTAACAACATACCCAGCGGCTGCCCCGATGGTTTCCCATGGGATAATGCCAGATAACTTTTCTGACAAGTCTAGTCCAGCCGTTAGTAACTCTGACAAGGCACTTGATAACGCCTTGATAGCCCCTGTTTTCTCGAAACCTTGGTAAAAGTCTTGAAAAGCCATCACCATATCATCAATAGAGTAGGTGATTAGGTCAAAGACCTTGGTAATGCCGTTTACTGCCTCCTCTGGTAACAGTTCTTTCAATCCATTAACCAGAGCTGGCTTAGCAGCCTCAATAAAGCTAGATAGTGCCGTTGGCAATCCTTTAAAGACATTGCCAATCATCGGTATAAAATTACCAAACAAAAAGGTCGCCGCACTTTCTGCCAATGCTTGCAATGGCTTAGTAATATCACCGCCTGTTGTCAAGTTTCCGAGGAAATCGTTAAAAGCCCCTTTCATCATTGACAAAGAGCCAGAAAATGTTGTAGAGGCCTCTTTCATTGTTGTCCCTGTAATATCAAGTTTTTTCTGCACAACAGAAATCGCCTTAACCATGTTAGCAAAGGACATATTCCCTTCCTCTACAGATATACCTAGCTCATCTTGAATATCTTTATACGAGGAGGCATCCTTAATAAGCCTTTCCATTTCTGCCTTAGTGCCACCATAACCAAGTTTTAGGTTATCAAGCATAGCGTAGTTACCACGAGCCAAAGATTGATATGTGCCAGTAATAGCCTGCATATCAGTCCCCATCTTATTTGCGTTATCGGACATATCTGTCATGGCTCTGTTTGCCAATTCAGCAGCGGCTGCGGTATCTTCTCCAAGTGAAGAAATCAAACTAGCAGAGAATGATGTTACATTTTCCATATACTCATTTGCTGAAAGCCCTGCTGTCTTATAGGCATTGCTTGCATAGTTCTTTACGGTATCTGCTGAGTTCTTGAAAAGAGTATCGATACCTCCAAGAGACTGTTGCAGTTTCGCTCCCTCATCAATAGCTGATGAGAAAACACTTTTGACCGAACCAGCAACGGCATTAAAACTACTCATCAATGCACCACCGACAAGGTTTGCACCCAACATTGATTTGAATGTTGAACCAAGCCCACCTAATGCACCTTTTAATTTTTCAATGCCTCCCTGCGCCTGTTTTCCGTCCAGGTCAACCGAAATGGTTACTTTTCCATCTGCCATGTATTACCTCCTTTCCCTGTTAAATATCGGGTAATGCGTATTCTTCTTGCAATTCACGCATCCTTTGTTTTTCCTTAGTGCTATCCCCTTTTGAGGGTTTCCAAGCCCTAATTTTCATCACTTCAACAAACTTTGTGCCATCTGGCAATCCAGATAGTAAAGCATTGAATTTCTTCCAATGCAGCTTACCTTGTTCCTCAATCAAATCAATGTTATAGGCTTGCATAAACGATGAAAAAATGTACTCGCCATCATATTTGATGCTAAACAAGGGTTTATCATCGCTTTCTAGGTCATCTTTTGGTTTTTTGGGCATCACATTTCCCTCAATATCATATCTGTCAACCTCATCGATAGCTCTAGTAACTTGTATGTGTTTTTCAAATATATCTGCATAGATTGCTAAAGCCTCTTCTGTGTCCATATCTTTAAAAGTCACATCATCAGTTAGTTTTGCCAGTGCTAACTTAGGTTTTAATTGTGGTGGTATTTCTTTATTTCCCCACATATCAAAGACCCATAAGACCCTATCAAACGATAATAAAAGCCGATACTCTGTGTTGTTGAGTACCAGCTTGTCATCCATTTTTTTGGAAATATCAAACATTATTCAGCAAGATACTTCTTAAATGTTTCATCGTTTTCTTGTTTTTTCTTTGTTTCCATAATGGCTTCTGTCATCTGCAAGAATACTTTGATATAACTCCAAGTATTTTCTCCTGCGGCTTGGTAAATTTTACCTGGGGCATCTGCATCAAACATAGTGCTAAAGAAATCATCAAGTAGATCCTTGATGATTTCCCGGTTTTCCCACTCGTCACCCTCTTTGATGTTGTCAGCCTTATCTTTCAGCTCAACAGCCTTTTCAGATACTGTTTTTGACTTTGCATCAGTTGGGACGAATGTTAATGTAAAATCACCAATATTAAAAGTAATGCTGTCGTCATTTCCTAACAGATTAAAAGTATTTGCCATGTTCTATTTCCTCCAAAAATTCTTATCCACCCACACCTGCAATAATTGGTTTCTTAATCCACTTAAGTGTGCAACCAAACTCTTCGTAGCTTGTTGCATCTCCAGAACCAGCTTTGATTTCGGAAACATTTGCGACTTGGGTATAAGTTTTTTTCTCATTTGACTCTGTCACACGATGCCATACACGGCGTGCATCGCCAGTCTCATACTTCATTGCTGCAATCATAGCTTGAGCGGCATCATCTGGGTCATACGACCCAGAAACAGAATATGCGCCAGAGACACTAATGACGGTCTCTTCTGGAGTCCCATCACCGTCATAGTAACCAGTATCATCCGTTTCTTCATCTGTTTCATCATCGATAGTTTCAATGTACTTGGCTAGTCGTTTCCAAGCACTCTCATCTGGCACTTTAGTTGGATTTTGGGGGTCAAATGGCGCAATCTCATGTTTGCGCTTGGCGTTTTTATTTCGTACCATTTTTTATCCTCCTGTTATTTCTAGTTTTGCGGTTACATGCATCGAATAAACGAAGTAACCTTGTTCATCCTTACCATTGATGCCTGGCTTATCCACGCCTAATGACAAGAATGTATAAGAGTTATCTGTACTAGGTAGGTCTATATCAAGTGATGACAAATCACCGTTGATGAGCCAAATAGTATCAATAGCCTTTTTGTTTTCCTTGCACTTAATCGCAATTTCAAATGGTAGTGATACCTCTCTAGTACCATCCATGTACTCTTTATCAATGACACCGCCAGATAAGGCATTGATGACCAAATCATCTGTATCATCCTTGAAATAATCAAGGCGTGCCTTTAGCGGTATGTGTTCGATGTTGTTAATGTGGTCTAGTAAGACCTGCTGAAAGTTTTTGTTATTTTGCATTACCTTATACCCATTCCTTTAATAGCTGCTTTTTTCAGTCTTTCTATGTTTGCTTTTAATGGCTTATCCCATCGCTTTCCAGTACCAGCGGTTGTGTATTTTCTAAATACAACAATCCCATTAGTGCCGTGAAATTGTGCTCTAGCATAAACCGTGTTATAGCTCGCATTTCCATTGGGCTCTACACGCCCAGAGGCTCTTAATGCCCCTCCACCTGCTCTAAGAGGTACTGAACTATCCATAATAAGCAAAGCCTCGCTACCAGCGGCAATCTTGCCACGTTGCATGGATTGGGGAGATACTTTTTTCTCAACCCCTGCAAGGTCAACTGTTACTCTGACATCTGCCATTAAGTAACCTCAACCTCATAACTGAAAATATTGCCATTAAGGTAATTGGGTTGATACCCTGTTACAAGGTAATCACGCGCCCCATCATTTACAATTGCACCCAGCCAACTATCATCAACTGTCACACTTGCAAACTTAGGGTAAATATAAACAGTACCCACTTTCTGCCTTGTTTTAGAGTTGTTAGTACCTGTAACAGCCACCGACCTATCAAACCTTACTGGCTTAATATCCAATGGGTCAGAATACGTTACATCTCCAAAATCATCTTTGCCCTCAACCTTACGGACTGTAACAACATCTTGTAGTAAGCGTTTATCTATCATAATCAACTCCCACAATTAAGCTAAATCCCGCTTGTTTTAGGGCGTTTTCAGCATCCAAGCAAAGGTTGAATTGTTGACCTGCTGAAATACGGTGTTGACTGCCATAATCAATTTTCGTACGACCAATAGAAACGCTTGACATGGTTTGTTTATCATCAGCTGTCATGATGCCAGAGCTATCCAAATAAGCAATCTGAAAGCCCATAGCTAGCTTTACAGCAGACTTGCGATAATCTACCTCTGTCTCAAAATCAATGCGCTGTTGATAAATGCCTTGAGTATAGAGATTGATAGCAATTTCTGCCCTTTTAGCTAGCTTGTCAAACTCAGTCACATCATCAAAGCCTAAATCTTTAACAAACTCGTCTTTAGTTAAATAAGGCATGTGCCACCTCCCTTTGAAAATAAAGGGTGTTGCCACCCCTTATCTATTCAGCAGCATCTTCTGCTGTTTCAGTATCTTCTACTTTCTTTTTGCGTGTTGTCTTTTTAGGTTGTTCAACCTCAACACTTTCAGTTGTAGCAACTGGTACAAGTACAGCATCAACATCTGGGAAAGTTAGCTTGAGGTCATTATTGACCTTTTCAGCATAATCTGGATCAAGATCAATAACCTCATCAACAATCACGCCTTTACCAAGTGATTGAAAAACTAGGTTTTTTGTTGCTTTATAAAGTGCCATTGGTTACCTCCTAGACAACTGTTCCTGTAACTTTAACAACTGCTTTCTTGTTGTCAATCAAGATGTAAGTACCACCTTTAGCAGCTGCTTGTAATTTCACACCGTCAAACTCTGTCGCCTCGATAGTACGGGCTGTTGAGATACCAACAAATGGGATAACAATGCCATCTGGTGAGAATACTGCCACAACGCCTGTATCAAAGTATTGTGCTGGTGTCTCAACCAATGCAAAGCCTTTGTAACGTGCAAGCCCGTTGTTATCAATAGATACACTTGAACCTTTAGCAGATGTATTGGCTGTCATGTCAATAATCGCATTGTAAAGCTCTGGGCGTAGGTAAATAGTAACTGGTGCTGTCACTTCTTGATTGATGTAGTAAGCATTGACTTTGTTAAACAAGGCTTTTACCTTATCCTCTGTAAAGTCAGCAAGTGCCTCTGTTGTGCCAGCGTTATCTGATAAGTATTTACCAATGCGCTTATTCATTTGGCGTGTCTGTGCCTCTGATTGCAATTTCAGACGGTCAGCAATAGCGGCATCGAGGTCATTGTTGACGGTATAACGGTCAAGCCCCTCATGGATGGTAAGAGTATAGTCATACTCAACATCTGTGTTTTCGTACTTGATTTCTGTCAAGTTTCCAAAGCGTGAGTTAGCTCCAGAACCATCGCCAAAGCCGCCATCATTTGCACCTGTTTTGTAAGTACCAATAACTACTGGTGTGTTGTTGGTTTTAACAGAAAAGGCTTTAGCGTTTTCCTGTACACCGTCCAAAACTTGGATAGTGGATAAAGCGCCAGTAAAGGCTGCACGAACGCCAAACACGGTTGACAAGATGCCCGCATATTGCTTTTCGTAGCGACGGGCTGGGTTGTTTTGATTAGGCATGTTCTAATCTCCTTTCTCTTATTTACCGTAACCATCAATAACCGCTTGGAATGGATCAGTATTACCTGCACCATCTGCCGCTGGGTTTCCTGGTAGTACGATGTTTGGGTTAGGTGTGTTATCTTCATCAGCTTTAAAAAGATATGGGTCACTTTCTTTTAAACCTGTTATGATGTCATCTAGTTTTGGATTGCCATTTTCGTCAAGTTCGATGGCATCAACATCAATGAACTTCATCAAGGTTGATGGATTGTGTGCGGTGGTATCTTTCAATGCAAGATTGATAGCATTGACCTTTTGAGTTTGTGCAAGTTCAGCAGCTGCATCCGCTTTGTATTTGTCATATTCAGCTTGCAATTTATCAAGAGCTTCTTTCTGTTCGGCACTTGTATTTGCATCTGCTTTCAACGTTTCAAGCTGTGCCTCTGTGTTTTGCAACTGTGATTTAAGGCTATCTCGTTCTTGTGTGATAGTTTCCAAGGCTGATTTATTAGCATTTAAGTCTTTGCCATGCAAAGCAAATACATCTTTAGCCTGTTCCTCTGTCAATCCAAGTTTGAGCAGTTCCTCTGTTGTAAATGCCATTTGTACCTCCTTAGTTCTTTTTTAGGTGGACAACTCCCACCAAAAAGCAAAATATTATTTACTTTTTCAGTTTACTTTCTTTGGAATGGGATTTTTTACTGTTTTCAGCCCATCTAAAAAGGGCATTGCCAATGGCAACACCCAATCTATGTGTAAATCTTTTCTCTTGTATAATCTCGTGACAAAAATTCATGCTCATCAACAAGAGCCTTGATTTTACCTTGATACATTCTGACCTTGAGCCTTTCAGCTTGGATAAGGTCATCATCATTCATGGTAGTAGCATAGTGCAACCGCTCCTTGTGGTTTCTAACGGCTCTTTCTAAGGCTCTTTGCTTTGCCTCGATGCGTGCATTTTCCTCTGCCTGCTCTGGTGTGAGGTCTTGCAAAAAGTCTGGTAGGTCTGGCAACTCGTTTACTCCAACGATAAAAGGCGTAAGGTAATGCCCACAATGGACACCAAGGCAACCACCAGCCGTGCCATAGCCGTAATCTTGCAAAGAGTGTATGGTTATGCCGTGTTCTTTCCGCTCGCTCCCCTCTTTGGTAACAATCTTGCCCTGCAACGGGCTACAAGATGGTCTGGCTGTCCGCTTGATAGAGTAGTAATAGGTGTCTATACCAAGTTCTTCTGCTGGTCTTGTACGCATGTCATTGTACACCTTGAAAGTGGTTATTTTAATGACTGCCCTAGCATAGCTGTCTGCCCGCCATTCCCTACCAGCACTATCCGTAAAGCCTGTAAAGTTCTTTTTCTGCCAGTTCATGATGGTATCATGCAACGCCCGTTCACTTGTTTTAGTGCCTGATACTACCTGTGCCACAGTCTGCTCTACTACTGACTTAAAGACAGTTTGCACGCTTTGTGGCAACGTAGTATTGATAAGGTTTAGGTCACTAATGGCTTGCTGTGTGTAAGCCTCTAGGGCATCTGTTACACCGTTTCTGATTTTGCCATCTGGAAACTTGCCCATATCCTCCTCTAGCTGTTCTTTGGTGTCCTTATAAACCTTTAGCCCCTCATTAGCTATAACCTCCCGTAAAAGCTCCTCTGCAATGCCTGTACGCTCGACAATGATTTTTAGATTGTCCTCATTTAGCATATACATATCATTCAGCTTTTCCAGTTGCCAAATATAGGGATTTTCTGCTAGGTCTGCACTGCCACGCCTTATCAGTCGTTCAATCATACTATCAAACAACTCTGTTTGCATCTGGGCATAAATATCACTCACGGCTTGCATCTGTAATGATAGTTGCTGGTCATTGATAGTTGGGCGTTTCTTTGTATCGCTCATGATTAAGCCTCGCTAACTACCTCATAGGTTTCATTAAAAATATCTGGTTTGCATGGGTAAAACTCACCATGCACTCCTTTAATAATATAATCACCCTTTTGGGCTACCATATTTCCCTCAAGCGTTGGTATTACGATACTTAAATCAGAGCATAAAGTATTTTTTCCAATGAATTCTCTAATTTCTTCATAATTTGAGCCTGTAAATCTAATAGCCTCAATTACAACTGGTTTTTTCTTATACTTCACCATCATCTTCTCCCTCTACTGTATCTTTACTGTTTCCTACTGTGTTTTGTTGACCTTTACCATACAAAGCGAGCTCTGCATCGCTCTCTGGTGGTAATTCTCGATTGATTTCAGCAAGTTCTTTCTCTGCCTCATCTTCTGTGATGCCTAGAGTTTTCGCAATGCCTCGTTTCTGTGTGGCAAATCCAGCAGCTACCATTTTCATCCAGTAATCAAGCTCTGCATGACGGTCAGTAAATACCCCGTCATCTAGGTTTACTGATATATCATCAAGATCTGGGATAGTGCCTTTGTAGATACCAACAGCCTTTCCAAGTTCACACATAGACACGCAAAGTTCTTTAATAGATTGCTCAACTAAAGCAACAATGCTATTTCTCATTTGGTAGGTATCAGAGTTCTCGCTTACAATCTCTGTTGCTGTTTTAACTCCTTGGCCATCAAATGTAAACATACCACTAGACACACCTATCTGCATTTCAAACAGTTTAAGCCCTTCTGAAATGGCTGATATATAATCAGATGACCTAATAGGTGTAGTAAGGTCAACAATACTACCACTGTCCATATTACCAGCCCCAACTTGCATATACACATTTTGCTCGACATCAAAGCGGCGTTTGAAAGTAATGTTACCTTGATTATCTTGTACCTTTAGCTGTGTCATTTGCTCTGGCACAATCACGCGCCTCTGCCCCATCTTGATTTCCCACATAAACTCATCGTAAGTACGGTTGATAAAATCAATAGTTGTTTTAGCGTTATCAAAAATGGAAAGCCCCAATGGACTATTGATGTCTTTATTGTTCATTCCAGGTGTTTTAAGGTAAGTAAACAACGGGCGTGACAAACCTTGTATTGGGGTTACTGGTTGTAAGTCTGGGTATAACTCACTCAAGTTCACACGCTCCCCTAATGTGCTATCTGATGTTGATTTATATAGCTCGTTGGTGATACGGTATAGGCTTTTATCTTTCGTATTGCCTACTTCTTGCCCTGTTGGCGTTACCCACTCATGGAACTCAACAAGTGTATAGTACACATTCTTTCTATTTTCGGTTTTGATAGTCTTGGTTAAGATAGCAGCACTTGATACATCCTGCGTATTGCTTTGTAGTGGCAAAAAAACTGGTGCTTGGATAAATGCCACACGGATTTTATCGCCGTCAACATAAGGGCGCATGGCTAGACCACCCAGAGCTAAACAGCTCTCAAGGTAGCGTTCAAAGTTCTTATTAAAGCGGTCATTTGATAGCATATCCTGCAAAAAGCCATTGAGTGTTTTATCTTTTGCTGAAATTTCTGCTTGCTCGTTATAAACAAGACTCGCAATCTTTTTAGCTGCTGTTCGTGCAATCGGTAAATGTTGCATCTTTCTACGTTTTCTATCTCCATCTGTGTTGGTGTACTCAATATCATCAAATTTAGATTGATAGTAAGATAGATTGTGCTTTATTCTCCCAAATTCTGACGATGTAACAGCTATCTTTGGATGGTCTAAAATACTGTCTAAGTGTGATGTTTCCATGTTATACCTCCCACGATTTAAAAAATCCTTTACTTTTTGAATTAGGCTCATGTCTGCCCTCCTTATACATTACCAACACGCAAACCAAGTATCTTTGCATTATCTAATACAAAATACTGTGCCACATCGCATGTATGGTCATCGTCTTTGATGACATTTGGGTTATCTGTCTTTATTGTCTTTTCATCCCATCTGTACATCTTGTGTTCTTCGATAAATACCTTATTATTCTCTGTGTTGAGATAATAAAAGCGCCCCTCTGCAAGCAATGATTGGAAAGTATCAATCATTGTCACTTTATTTAGTTTAGCTACTGGATGCCATCTAATAGCAAAATCAAGATACATCTGGTTACGCAAAGCACCCTCTGCGCTATCTATCGTGTACTGCAACACTGGTACTTTATACTGTCCGACAACCTTAGTCGTAAAGTAGTAAATATCCTGCGATAGTTGGCTAGGTGCTTTTTTAACTACTTGACCAGCTGGGCTGTAATACCACGTATCTAGCAAGATAACCTTGCCTTTAGCTGTGATACCAAAAGCGCATACGGCTGTTGCTGATTGTTGGTGACCACCATCCAATGCAAATGAAATACCTATCATCTTATCATCTGATGGCAAAGTATCGATTGGATGGAATGTAGTCATATTGTACACGTTGTTACCAAGACCAACAGCCTCGCCTAAATATAGATACCTATAATAGTCGTAGTCGTTTTCTTTGATGCGGTCTATATCCTTTAGCATCTGATCTGTTACAAAGCCTAGTTTGTCATCCAGATAGGTACTAGAATGTGCTAGATAGTCATCGTGTGTTTTGATACTTTCAAACCACTCATTTATCCAACTATAAGGATTTCTGGGCGGGTTGTAAGACCAAAAAAACTGTACAAATTTGGCTCGTGGATGCTTTTGGCGCATAAAGGTTACATTGGATTGGTCAAAATCCTCTTGGTTGCTAAATTCAGCCGCCTCCTCATACCAAACGGCGATTATATTCCCGATGTCATTCGATTTGAGCTTTTGAAAGTCATCTTGACCATAAAAGTAGAATGTTGAGCCTGTTTTTTTGTGTGTGATTTTAAACGGGCTAACAGTCTTGTTAAATCGTCTAGTAGCTCCAAACATACCAATAGCCCACCAAACTTTATTGAACACGCTATCACGTATTGTATTGGCTACTTTACGGATAACTACCACATTGGCTGTCTCTTTGGCTCTGATGTATCTAAGCATCATATAGACCAGCTTTAGGACGATTACAGACGATTTAAAAGAGTTTCGCCCGCCTTTTAGGACGTTGTAAGGTTTTGGCGATGCCCAGACAGAATTAAAATGAGGGTTGATGTTTTTAGATTTGTTAAACTTCGCTTTTTTAGAGGTCATCAATCAAGCCCTCCAATTCATCAGCCTGGTCATCAATGATGATAATCTCATCATCGTCATCGTTATCAGTATTTAATTGTGCTTTCAATTTAGCCAATTCAAGTTCTAGTTTTTCAGACTGTTTAGCTGTTGGGTAGCGTTTTAAGATTTCAGTAATAGCTTTAATAACTGTTGCATTATCAGCTTTCTTGGTGTGCCTCTCAACTTTCCCTGTTGTTGGGTTAAGTATCAACACCTCCTCATCTCGTTTACCTCTAGCAATGTCAGATAGGATGGATAGGGCTTCTTCTGCCTGCATGCTATTACTCTTATGTAACTCTTGCATCTGTTTGTTGATGTACTCTTTTACTTCAACATTTTTCAACAATCGCTGTCCTTGACTGTAAGATGTCTTTTCCGAATACCCTGCATTTAAGGCTGCCTGTGTGGCGTTTCCGAGTTTGATAAACTCATCCGCAAAGCGAATTTGCTTGTCATTCATTCGCTACCTCCTTTCCAACAAAAAAATCACAAGTATTACTACTCATGATTTCATTTTATAAGGTTGAAAAGGGGATGTTTTACGCTATTTTTGGGATATAAAATTAAAAAGCCCCAATTAAGGGGCTAGATGTAACGCAATGACACGGATTCGCACCGTGGCTACCTCTATCAAGGTGTACTCCTTCTATACTATCCCTTGCGTTTTCTATTATAATTATACCATTCTTTCATCACCCTATCAACCATCTTTTTCTCTTTAGTGTTCAAATTGGTAGCACCTTTCTTACTTACTTCATATTCAGCGTGAAAATAACCGTGATGAGTATGAGGCTGCATCTTCTTATGTTCATGGTCTAAATCTATTTGCTTACTACGTTTATTGTTTGTATCATTGTAAGTGATGCTCTTTAGGGTGTTTTTATGCTTATCAACCAATACATATATTCTACCTTTGGTCATAGTTTCCATAGGTGCTACTTGTCCACCGCTACCATTTTGAGTAACAAATTTTATATTACCCACCTTATGCACAGTCTCATATTCTGTACCATACTTTTTACCTGTTTTGCTCATTCCAGAGCTTGCTCCTCTGCCTCCCATGTGTCCATCCTTTCTGTCGTATCGTTGTCAAAATAATAGACCTCGATACCTTTATAGTCATAATCAATGTGACCGCCATAAACCAAAATTTTCTTTGGTTTCAATTTATCAATCATGGCATCCATGCCATCTTTCCATACCTTGATACGGTCTTTGCTTTTTTTAATACCAATTGTACTAACTGCAACAATGCTTTTTGTAGGTATGCCATCAAAACAAAACTCATAGCTGTCTTTGTGAGACCAGGACACCGTGGGAATAACCGTATAGCCCCAGTTCTGCATCATCTGACCAATCAATCTTGACCGATACACATTCCATACCTGCATTGCAAGCGGCATATCAGTATAGAGGCTGAAATCTGGTGTAAGCACACAATCAAAGTCAGCTAGTTTGTCAATATAAAAATCTGGGCGTTTCCAAACTCGTTCAAACTGGTAATCATCCAAAAAGAAGTGGACACCTGCCGAGTAGTTAGGCTTGTTCAAAACATAGTTAAACCCTTGTAGTTTGGTTGGCACATGGTCTACTGGCTCAAGAGTAGGGATATTATACTTGCCAGCTGTGCGCGTGGCATCATAATCTAGTAGGTTGTACTGGCTCAATGTATTTTGCCTGTGATGTGGTTTCAATATATCCATGTTTCTCCTCCTAGCAAAAAAGCCTATGTACCTTGATTATAGATACATAGGCTAGGGAATTTTTACTGTTATCTTTCCAAAGGGAGGTATTTATAGGTGGCGTAAAAATAGGCATCAAACCATTTATTGAGGTGGGTATAGGCTGGGCTGGGGCTTAGGAATAAAATCTTTTGGCACGCTCCAATGACATTGATATTTTCATAAACAAAGACCTCTTTTATAGTCTCAATCAGCTTTTCTTCTGAATTTTCCACATGTTCAGAGGTTACCAGCTTTAGATTGACCAAAAATGTTGCCTGGTCTGTGTCATTCTTCATGAAACTATCATGTATCATCTGCTCTAGTACGGTCTTTTTAGGATTTTTCTTATCCCTCAAAAAATACCACTTGAGCCATGTGATTTCCCTGCGGTGTATGACTGATAAGCGCTCTATTTTCTTTTTGGTCATTTAGCACCTCACAAATTTATCTTTTACCTCTTGATAAGGCTCAAGAATTTTATAACAAAGGCTACCATTAACAGTTATCTCACACCCAACATGATCAACATATTCTCCTGCAACGTCATCAAATATAGCAAAAGTATCTTCGGCAATGGCTATAATTTTTTTAACATTTAACGATAACTTAAAAGCCTCATCTTTATCTTGATCAAAACCAGTTACATCTAAAAGTGCGTTAGCCATCTTTGACCTCCATAACCAGATACTCAAAATAATTATCTTCTAACATTAGCATATCCCTACGGATTTCAATACCTAACCGTTTTAATCGTGTAACGCTATGATTATCTTTTTCAACAATTTTTGTATATTCTCTAATGTTCAATTTCAATCTTTGTTTAATTAAGTCAAGTTCCCTCATCTCTTACCTCCTCTATATCAAAATCTAACCGATAATGCCCTTTTTCTTTACTCAAACCACCATAGACAAATGATAACTTTTTAATAACATTGTGATTATCATCTGTCCAAATACCCGCATCAGTCATGCCATCAATAATAGCTTTTACAGTAGGATATAAATTAGGTGGGTCAAGTTTAGACTTGGTAGGGCTGTAAATTGTAACTGTAACCTCACAAGGATTTGAGGGGCTAAAAGCAGCCCTCTTTTTATCCTTGTGTTTCATGGTGTTCCAATAAGCAAATGCTCTGATACGCTTAGTAACTTTAGCTTTATCTGTCTGATGCTGCCTATCGTTACTGTTAATAACCATATTTAGAGCTTTTAGCTTAGTATTCCTCGGCAAAGAAAACTCAAACTTCATTCAATACCCCTGATTTGATTTTTAGCCTCTCCAAGCATCTTTGCTGTGTATTCAATTCCAGCAATAAAGAAATCATGCCCCATTTTTTCAATACCATTTGGCATTTTATCAAACTCTTCACGCATCATTTTAGTAGCAAGATTAAGTCCTTGTTCCACAAAGTCAACACCTTTTAGCATCTCTTTTTTCTTGCACTCAAGGCGTTTTTTCTTTTGGCGTTTATTCATACCTTACCTCCTCCAAATTAAGTATTACTCCATCGATGTTGATTTTGTCAGATTTTCCACCGAATATTATTCTGCTGTCTTTAGTATAACTATTGGCTTGAAACACAATAATCTCTCCACTATGGATTCGCATAACGCCAAATCCAGGCTCAAGGATTCCTTGATGTTGTGCAATGATTTTTTTGAAAAAATGCTTATTGATTATTTTTTTAAGAAATGCCATCTATCTACCTCTCTGTCTCAAATAGTCTGGTGCATCATCCCCAATTTTGATACTGTCAAATTGTTCTTGAGTGACAATAAACTTGCCGTATGCACCAATGGTAACAGTATAGACACCCTCGATGATTGCCTTGTCAGTTACCTTACCGACTAGCTCACCGCCATAGTTATCCACCTGGTAAATAATGATGGGTGTCCTAGCCTCTAATTCAGCAACCTTGTTTTGCAATTGTTTAATGTGATAGGTACTAAACCAAAATGTAAAGATAAGGAGTAGTCCCAAAAAGGCAAATGCTTGTTTCATTTAGTCCCCCTTGTTTGTAATGACATCTCCTGTTGTTTGGACTTCAACCCAGCCATGTTTAAGGCGTGCCTCTGCCTCTTTCATGCGGATAAGTTCATCTGTGATAGATCCTGATAGTTTGGCATTGGCATCAGCTTGCCCTTGTGCCTTGATAACTTCTGCATCCGCATCAGCCTGGGCTTGGATTTTCTTAGTTTCAGCCTCAACCTTTGTTTTTTCCTGCTCCTGCTTGGCGGTATCTACTTCTTTTTGTTTTACTGCCTCATTCTTGATGGCTGCCTCGATTTCATCCCCAGCATCGGCATCTGTGATAGTGACAGAAACCAATTCCACACCATAGGTGCTTAATTTTTCAGCTAGTTTCTTTTCAAACTCTGAATAGATTTCATTACGTTTTGAACCAAGAATTTCAACAATATTGTAATTTACTGTGACCTCCTCAATAGCACGTTGTACAGCTGGCTGGATGCCTTTTTCTTGCAATTTTTCGATGGTCTGGAAGTCCTTGAAAACTTGCATGGCATTGTTGTTTGACACACGCCACTTCACATCAATTGTGCTGTCCAAAAATTGGGCATCGTTGGTTTGGGTAGTTACCTTTTCAATGTTTGAGGTTTGCACCGATGTTGGTAGCTTATAGATAGTGTCCATAAATGGCACTTTGATATGGTAACCGCTGGATAGTGTCTTATTCTGTACACCAGAGGTTGCACTATAATAGACACCTACTGTGTTTGCTGGGATTTTGGTTACTGCTGTCACCCGAAACAGTACAGCAGCTAATACTGCACCACATACAAGAGCCACACGCTTAATTGTTTTTTGTTCTTTTTCTGTCATTTCTTCAAACATCTTTTTTCTCCTCTAATTCAAAATCATATAGCCTGCAATGGCTAATAAACCAAGGGCATAAACATCTAGAATAAACCACCAGATTTTATCACCTAGATTTTCCTTAAAAGTCCTGTGGTCTGCCCACAATGTGAGCAAACCCAGGAAAACACATGCACTAATCAGCATTAACTTCATAAACAGTAGCATCGTAACTACCCCTTGAGCTTGTCAGCCACTTCTTGTACAACAGTTGCAAGCCGTGATTTAAGTTCTGGGTCTGTGATGTCCTCGATACCTTGGATTTCCCCTGTCTTGACATTTACAGCAATCTGACCAGCAAACATGCTTTCTGTTGGCTCATCGCCTGTTTCTTCGTCATCATCAATGCCAAAGGCTGTTTTTAGTGCCTCATCTGGTGCAGCCCCTTTGATAACTTTATCTAAGGCATGGCTTACATCGTGCAAAGCAGAGTAAATCATAGCACGTGTCTTTGTGCCACCAAACAATCCTGATTCTGTGATGACAACTCCAAGGGCGGATGCCCCGTGTAAGTTCTTTTGAAATTCCTTGATATTTGCCAAGGTTTGTTCTGCGGTAAGTTTTGTTTCTTTGGTCATTTTGTTTTTCCTCCTTGTGATTAAGCCAATACTGTAATGTGTTCTTGATCTGCTAGTTGTTCTTTCAGATAGGCCGCAATATTTCCTACTGCATCAGCAATCCAACGCTTACCATCTGCCTCAAACAATGCCATCTGGGCTTGCTTGTCAATTCTAAAGACAAACAAGCTTGCTGGTTGTTCGACTTCTCCAAAAGTACGATATGGGCGTAATAGGACTGGATTAGGTGCTTTGCCTTTAGCAAGACTAGCCACTCCAGTTTTAACAGTTGCAACTTGAGATACCCCATTGTCCTCAATTTCTGCCCCATTTTCAATTTTCAAAGCACTTGCAAATTCTAGCAGAGCGCTACGATCATTATCATCAATAAAGTTTGACTGCAACATAATATTAAATTGCTCTGATGATAGGAAACGCCCAAAAGATAGCTCTGGAATGCGTGCTTTAACAGCAACAAGTAATGTGCGATGCTCTAACTCATCATTTTCAGACCAAACACAAACTTCATCATTTTTCTCAACTGCCACAATCAAGCGTTGGTCTTTCAAGTTGTTAAGATCAGTTTTTAGATAATCAACAAGACTTGTCAATGTTGATAATTCAAGAGTTCTTGGATAACGTTTAGGGTCAAGCTCTTTGAGATTGAATTTATTAGCATCGTAATATTCTGTACCATCTGCAGCGGTAAGAATTTCCAATCCATGCTCATTTAGTTCTACTGCATACTGCAAAGCTGCTTTAAGGTTTTCTGTTGTCATATTAGTTACCTACTTTCTTTTTGTTGAAATCAATAATATCTGGTTTTGCTACTGCTTGCCGCTCAATTTCTGCTACTGGTTGCCCAATATCTGTAAGGATTTCTCCATTTTCATCAAAATACATTTGACCAGGTACTGTGCTTTTTAGTTCGTTCGCATGTACCATACCTGTATCATAGTCACGCCCAACAAGGATTGTAGTAGCTACTCCATTTTGTGGGGCAAGTTTTGATTTAACCGTCATAGTAGTATCAACTACTGTACGTTCTTCATTTGATGACATGACAAGCTCAATTGTGATTTTACGTTTAGCCTTAGCCTCTGTGTTGAGGTCTAGGATATTATCAAAGACTTTTTCAAGCTCTTTATCTAGTTTTTCCTGTAACCCTCCATCTGCAATATGGGTTAAATCTAACCCAATTAGTTTTTTGTCCATGTTGACCTCCTTATTTCAAAAGACTTTGCAACTGCTGCAAGCGTTGTTGATTTTCTAGTAACTGTTCATAAATGTCAGCTCTCACAAGAATATAACCAGTTAGATCTTGCCCGGTGAGATTGTCATCAACAAACAGCTCAAGTTGTTCTGATTGGTTATCAGATTTGATGCCGTTATCTTGCCCTGTGTGGTCAATATCCTTTTTCCTCTTTGTAAAGGTGTTTTCAACCACCACAATATCTGTTTCATCACTTAAGAATGAGGATACTTGAGTTTTTAGAGCATCTGCAAAAGCATCAATCTCATCAATAGTTGGCGTTGTAACATTTCTCTCAATGTCACTTACTCGATTTTGACTTATCCCAACCATTGGGGCAAGGTCATACTGTGTCAACCCTGCATCTTTCCGTAAAGCACGCATTTTAGCGCCATCAAATACTTTCATCTAAAAACCTCCACATTATCTCGATACCAATTACTCTTTATCACATGTTGGGCAATCTTGATTTGCGTATTAGGGTCTTGGTAATATAGGACTTGTTCTTTTGATTTTTTGATTAGGTGGTTAGCCCATAAAACTGTAATTGCTAACCACGTTGTGCTAAGTAGTACAAGTGTAATAAGTAATAACTGAAATTGTGTCATGATTGTTTTTCCTTTTCAAATTGGTTTAGTACGGTCTGAAATATCTCTAAAAGTAGTTTTTGAGGTATGTTAGACCTCTCATTGTATGATTTTGAAAAATTACCCCATTCATCCCCTCATCTTATTCCTGATAGTGAAAGAGTGTTTAGGCGGTTCATCTTCAAAAACATCTTGAAATTCTTGATTGATCTTCCGGATATTGAAAGGCTCGTAAGCATGAAAATAACATCCATGATTATCAAGTTCACCCTCAACACCAGTTGCTCAACTTAAAAATATTGCCTGTTTGCAAGTAGGGCATGTGATGCCTTTTCTATATGATGCTGCTTTCAAAACCTTACAAAACCCACAATATGGACATTGTAAATCAACTTTTACTTTGTTCATCTCAAATCTCCAATCCTAGAAAGGTAAATCATCATCGGAAATATCCATAGGATTTGTGGTTTGTCCTTGGAAAAATGATTGTTGGTTGCTACGGCTAAAATCTGGTGTGGATTGATTTCCAAATGGAGACTGATAGCCTCCTTGGTTGTTTCCACTTTGGAAATTACCACTATTTGAGTTATTTCCATTATGGAAAGAGTTGCTCTGGTTCTGCTGTCCGCTTTGATTGTTCCGACTTTCCAACAATTGAAAATTACTTGCAATAACTTCTGTCACATACACGCGCTGCCCTTGTTGATTGTCATAGTGGCGTGTTTGGATATTTCCTGTAATACCAATCAATGAGCCTTTCTTAGCCCAATTAGCAAGGTTTTCTGCTGCTTGTCGCCAAATTACACAATTGATAAAATCTGCCTCACGTTCACCAGCCTCATTTTTGAAAGAGCGATTTACTGCAAGGGTAAAAGTGGCAACTGCAACATTTGATGGTGTATATCTTAATTCAGCATCTCTAGTCAGTCGCCCTACTAAAACAACGTTATTTATCATCTACTACCTCCTCAACTTCTGTAACAATCACATCATCAAGACTGAAATCATTCCATATTTTAGACACAAAATATACAGCTGCCATATAAGGATTTTCAGCCTCAATTTTCATGCCCAAATCTAGGTTGTCACGGTTTGCAGATACATAGTACATTTCCTTTTTCATTATTGCCCCTCCTCTAAGTCAGCTGCTTTAACAAATACACCATCCACCATCTTTCCTGTACGGTCTTTAATTTCATTCCAAGCTGTCTCAAAGCATTGTTCCTTTGTGAAATCGTAATACTTTGATACGAAATGTAACTTTAATACAATTTCTCGTATAATCAAGTTTGATTTGATTCCATGAGTTCTATTTGTTCTATTTAGAATTGCTGTCGATAGCTTTCCTATTAAAGCTCCAGTTATTAAGCTCAATACTTCAATTTCTAACGTTTTTGGATGATGTATTGTAAGGCTGTCTGCTGTTAAAAATATTTCTCGAGCATCGAGATTAAGTTGCTGACAAAGTATCGTCAATACAACTATCACATCGCCAATACTATCTTTTATCAACGTAGTATTGTTTTTGGCAATACCAGCATTTAACTCTCCAAATTCTTCAAATAGTTTCAACATCTGTTTTCTTGCATCAGATTTATCAAGACCTTTTGCAGATGACCAATCTTTTACATTTTCTATTAAATCTGTAATTGTCATTAGATGCCTCCTAAAGTTTCAAAACTAATAAAGTTATCCTCCAGATACTCTTTGAGTTGGTCTAGTTGTGGTTTGCCACCGTGCAAAGTTAATAGCATGGTAACTTTCATTGGCTCGCTAGGCTCAAATTTTGCTACTTCTAGGGCTGTGTTTTGGGACCGTGGTCTATATACCCCTCTTGCTCCACTCTCAAGCTCTGGTGGGCGATTTTCGATGATTTCCCCAGTTTCTGTATCAATAGCTTTGATGCTTTCGTTAGCTTGCTCTTTTGCCAAGCGCTCAATTTCTGCCTTGCGCTCTGCCTCTGCTTTAGCTTGTGCCTCTTGTTGCTCTTTGCGTAAAGCAATGGCATCACGATCTGTTTTCATGATTTTTAAGACATCAACAAGAGATTTTCCATCTTCAAGATGTCTGATATACCCATCTGCTGGCAAATCGTACTCTTGAGCTTGTTCCTCGATTGCTTGCTTATTAGCCTTATGCTGCTCAAGTGCATCAAATTCCGCAAGTACCAAAGCATCCATTTCATCAAGAGTTGTTTTCTTGAGTTCATACTTACCTGTCTTGAAAAGTCCAGCATTAGAGAAATTATTGTATTTATCCTCGAATGTTGTCTTTTCAAGACCCACCTCATAACATTTACTTTCAAATGTCGCACGAACAACATCCAAACGTAATTGTCGCTTATGCTCATCAATATCATCTCTGACTTTTCTAAGTTTGGTTAGTAGCGCACCCAATGGGATGCGTGCTTTTTCAAGTCTTTCTTCGAATTCATCAAGTGGATTTTTGAAATTCTTAGCAATCTTTTTACGCTCAGCGTCTAATCCATCATCAAGGGTTTTATATCGTGTGATTTGTGCCTTGATTTCTTTATAATCAAGCTCATCAATCTTTTTATCTTCCAACTGTGCAACAGCAAGGGCAATTGCTTTGTCAAGGCTTTCAAAGTCAAGAGTGATTTTACCTGGTACATAAATTGGCTTAATATTATCTAATTCACTTAAAGTTACATCTTTCATATCCTATACTCCTTGTTGTTTTGTGTATGCTTTTTGAATTTGTGTGTTGAGATATTCCATCACAACGTTATAGCCATCAACTGGTACTTGATGGAAATCTTGAATTTGATATTTGTTCAATACAAAATTAGCAACCGTATCAAATGGCGCTCCCTTAACTGTCGCAAATTCTTCAACAGTTTTACGGATTTCTTTATACTGGATATTATCAATGTACTTTACTTGATTAGGTTGCTGTGTCTGCTGTGTTGGTTGCTGTTGCTGGTTAGATTGACCTTGTTCTTGATTTTCCTCTACTGGGTACTCATCAACATCTTTCTCACCGATAGCAAACAAGCCTTGTACTGCATATTTTCTAGCGTATGAGCTAACTGCTCCTGTCCATTGTGGCACTTGCATTTGTTGAATAATTGTACCTTTCTTGGTATGTATAACCGGCACTTCTGATAGTTCTGCATAGCCGGGCGCTCTGTGTGTTTCATCGCCTTTGCTAGCTATAGCAACAGATTTATAAAACAGTCGCCCTTGCAACTCTATTGGGTCGCAATCTTCAAATTTCAATACCCAACCACTATCAAGCTCTTTGAATTTAGTTGTAATATCTTCAACATTTCTAAATGAATAACTTACACCTTGTTTCTTTTGTTTACCAAGCTGCATCTTTTGTTGCAACTCTGGAAAAGTTAAATCAGCCATAATTTACTCCTCGCTTAATCGTTCTAGTGTTTCTACAAAATCAACGTAAGCCTTATAATAATTGCCTGATTTCTCACTATCACGGTATGCTTTTTCAATCAACTCTTGACCTGTACCGTAGAAACAGCCGACTTTCCACATTTTGTTGGATTTTGTATAAGTAAAGTGACGACCGCTTGACCAGTGATTTTTAAAAACAATAATGTCGCCTAGCTCCGATACTTCGGCATTACCCGATACTTTGGCATTGCCCCATACTTTGGCATTGCCATATACTTCGGCATCGCCATATACCCAGGCATCGCCCCATACTTTGGCATCGCCCGATACTTTGGCATTGCCATATACTTCGGCATCGCCATATACCCAGGCATCGCCCCATACTTTGGCATCGCCCGATACTTTGGCATTGCCATATACTTCGGCATCGCCATATACCCAGGCATCGCCCCATACTTTGGCATCGCCCGATACTTTGGCATTGCCATATACTTCGGCATCGCCATATACCCAGGCATCGCCCCATACTTTGGCATCGCCCGATACTTTGGCATTGCCATATACTTCGGCATCGCCATATACCCAGGCATCGCCCCATACTTTGGCATCGCCCGATACTTTGGCATTGCCATATACTTCGGCATCGCCATATACCCAGGCATCGCCCCATACTTTGGCATCGCCCGATACTTTGGCATTGCCATATACTTCGGCATCGCCATATACCCAGGCATCGCCCCATACTTTGGCATCGCCCGATACTTTGGCATTTTGGCATCGCCATATACCCAGCATCGCCCCATACTTTGGCATCGCCCGATACTTTGGCATTGCCATATACTTCGGCATCGCCATATACCCAGGCATCGCCCCATACTTTGGCATCGCCCGATACTTTGGCATTGCCATATACTTCGGCATCGCCATATACTTTGGCATCGCCATATACCCAGGCATTGCCATCATGGCTTAAATTTTCCTCTTTTTCGATATATCCGCCTAAATCCCCCACCTCAACGCTACCAAAGCTAATCAAGGCACGGATACGAAATAATTTCCAACCCCAAAAGCTGATTGTATCGTCTAGGACAAGTTCATATTTTTTTGTCATTTTGATTTCCTCCTGTGGATAACTCTTTGTATTTTTATTTATATTTACTATTAGTTTATTGTTAATTAGTCATTATTGACTATTAGTGCCGTAAGGCTTAGATTGTTTAATATTAGTACTTGTTATATAGTTAGTATTTATTAGTGGTGGGTTTTCCAACTTTTGGATTTTCCATAAAATGGGTTTTCAGTAAAATGGGTTTTACTCTTTTTCAGTTGTGGATAACTCTTTTTTTAACCTATCCTTGATATACTCAAAATAGCTATCTGTGATAGGGGTATCTTGGGCAAATACGAAAGTTTGTACACCGTGTTTCCCATCACTTTTTTTAACAACTCGTATATAACCTGTATTTTCCATAAAATGGGTTTTCAAGGCTTAGATTGTTTAATATTAGTACTTGTTATATAGTTAGTATTTATTAGTGGTGGGTTTTCCAACTTTTGGATTTTCCATAAAATGGGTTTTCAGTAAAATGGGTTTTACTCTTTTTCAGTTGTGGATAACTCTTTTTTTAACCTATCCTTGATATACTCAAAATAGCTATCTGTGATAGGGGTATCTTGGGCAAATACGAAAGTTTGTACACCGTGTTTCCCATCACTTTTTTTAACAACTCGTATATAACCTGTATTCTGTAACTCTCGGTATGCTTTTCTGTGAGCATCCCTACCGTTGGTTGACCTACTTTCAAGTTCACCAATATAGATGCGCCAATCCCCTTTGTTGCTTAGAATTTCAGCAAGTAGCCCTTTGGCTTGTAAACTCAATCTGCTATCTTGCAAAAAAGCATTGTTCATAGAGGTATAATTTTCATGCGTGTTTCTGAAAGATATATTGCATTATGCTAGTAACCTCCAATTCTCTTTGATCCATTCACGAACGGCATCCCTTGGATAGCGTGGGTGTTTACCTCTTTCGGCAATTTTTGGAAAACCTGGCAAGTTGGTCACTTCTTGGAACTTATCATCGTTGTAAATCCCCAACAGCTTCTTGCACTGTTTGCCATTGAGTACCAATGGTAGTGCCATTTCAATATCAAATACCTCAAACACCTCTATCAACCGAGCTTTGAGCTGGCTGATAAACCGTGAAATGAGTTTTTCGGCAATATCATCCATAATGTCCCTTTCTAGCCATAGCCAAAACCGTAAGCGTATCGTATAGACTAAGCCCGACCAGGCTGTTAATCAATACCTCACTTAATGGGTGAAACTTCCGCTGCCAATTTGCTAATAAAAGTTCTTGAATATCATCTAAATCATTCATTTTTATGGTATAATTGAGTAAATAATCTTTAGCAAGTACCTTACGGGTTGCCGCCCTGGGTGTTTTTTTGATTCACTCAAAAACTACCTCCTACCTAATTTTCTTTCATATTTTCCAATATTCTTTCTTCAGCTACCAACCGTTCTTCATATAGTTTAAGAAATAGAGTTTTAAATTCATTATAAATTTCTAATGAATGTTCGAACTCATCATCATCTAAATCCTTAATTATTGATGCTCCCATAACCGCTAACGATAGGCCTCTGAGTAATTCTTGAACAGAAGGTATATAGAGCTTATGATGTACATAATTTTCAATTCCGCTTAAAAATCTACGTCTTGTATAGATGTCATTTGGAACACTCAAGCCAAAACGTATCTCTTCTTTAGATGGTAAATCTGTAATTTGAGAAGAAAATCTACGACTTAGCAACTTAGAAATATTTGGAAATTGTTTGTTAACTTTCTCTATGTCAGAATGTGTAATATGAACATCTCTGTAATCTTTCTTTTTCCTTGGAAGAGTATTTCTAGCAATTGCATCGGCAATCATCAACTCTAACTCCGTTCTTGAAATGGTAATTGTTTCCTCCATCATTAACCTCCTACCTAATCTTAAAATCTTCAATCACACGAGCAATGAAACGATTTGCTTGTGGATTTTTTAGTTTACCGTTCAAAATGTTAGTAACATCCTGACGTACCATTCCATACTGGACAGCAAGTGTTGTCATAGTGATATTGTTCGCGTCTAGATAGTCTAAGATTTTTTGACGTCCACTATTTGTATCTGGCATAACTCTCCCTCGCTTTCTTTTAAAATGTAAGCGAAAGAGTTAGAAAATTTTATATAATTTCTTGACAACTTACACCTTTTAGGGTAAAATCAAAGTATAATAAAAACAACGTTTAGAACACTTCTAATCATTTATAAATACAGTTTGGCGACCGTGTTATTTAATTTTTAGAATGTTTTTGACTTCGTTTTTTTCTAACTCAATCATTTACAAAACATATTTTACACCTTTTGGAATAATAAGTCAATGCTTTTACACCAAATTTGTTAAAATATTTTTTGGAATGCTCTGGAAAGGTTGATAAATCAATGTTTTCAACATTTGAAAAAATTAAAGAACTAGCAAAAAAGCAAGGGAAATCCCTTGGTTCTGTAGAAGAAGATTTAGGCTACGGCAGAAATACACTATATAAGATAAAAAATTCTACTCCTAACGCCGAACGTATTGCTGAAATAGCTAATTACTTCAACGTATCCACTGATTACTTATTAGGCAGGACAGATAATCCTCGGATTGCATCCGATGAAAGTCTGTCAGAAATAGATCTAAAAAAAGATGCAGCAGAAAGTTTCTTTTATGATGGACACGAACTCAATGAAGAAGATTTGGATTTAATTGCATCTATCCTAGAAACTCGCATTAAAAATAGAAAATAAGGAGTTTTTCCTATGATGACACCAGAATCAGTATGCGCTGAACGTGGTATTGATTTGGTCTATTTTGACGGTAGGGATACAGATAATAAGGGTATCTATAACAAAAAGCACAACTTGATTGCAGTCGATACATATCTTGATGAAATCGAAAAAAAGAAAACCATCTACCATGAAATTGGACATCAAAGTCATGATCCATCACAATATGACCGTAGACGCGAACAGTACGAACTTCAAGCGGATAGAAATATGATCCATTATCTTGTTAAGGAAGAATTGGCTACGATAGACGATGTAAGCGAGTTCAACTACATTCGCTTTATGGAAAAGTATAAATTAAAAACCATAGCCAATGAAACTATGGTTAGAGAAGAATTTTTAAATTTAGTTGGATAAGGAGATAGGATGGGAATTTTTAGCTTGTTCAAAAAATCAAAGCCAGTACCAGAACCACCGATGAAGAAACCTTACAGAATCAACGGTAGGGACTATACTAAATTTATCCACGATGATATATATGATTGGGCTAATGACCCCGTACCAGGCACAGAGATACTTATTTCAGATTTAATTTTTCTATGGGTCATTGATAGATTAGGTGGTGATGTCAAAAAGTACCCAATTCATCTATCAAGAAATTATGGTGTTGATAGACCCGATTTGAGAATTACCAAACTAATTAAGGTTTCACTAGCCACGGCAAACTATACTGTTACTGAATTAGGTAAAGATACTATCGCCCAAAACCGACATATCATTGAGCTACACAAAAAAGGGTGGGTCAGTGATGAGGATAGCAAGCAAAATCTTGAAAATCACCTATTGTGGGAAAATGAGTATGCCGAATATCTCGAAAAAATAGGTGATGCAGAAGGTGCTAAGGAACTCAGACAGAGAATGTCAGCAGACGACAAAGCAAAAGGACTAAACAACATTTTCAATGCTGGGGAAAAGTTATCCAAGGAAAAGAAATACCAGGAGTCAAATTCACTGCTACTGCCACTTTCTGAAAATGATGAGTTTCTAGGGTCTGCTCCATTATTTGAAAGAATCGCCATAAACTATCGAGGTTTGAGGGAATACGAGAAAGAGATTGAAATCTGCGAGCGTTTCCTCAAGGACAAGCAACCACTTTACGGCGGTGTTATGTGGAAAGATGTATTTTACAAGCGAATAGAGTTTGCTAGAAAGAAACTAAAATAAAAAAAACTCACGCTCCGTGTTTGGCGACAGGAGAGCATGAGGTAAACCGTTTGAGAAAAATTGCCTTTTGGGGCAAGTCTTTTCTTATACCCATTTTATCAAAAGAAAGGGGTAAAATCAATATGGCATATTTCCGAAAGAGAGAAAACGGCTGGGAATATCGCATCTCCTACAAAGCCCAAGACGGCTCATATAAGCAGAAATCCAAGTCGGGGTATAGAACTAAGGCGGAGGCTGTTCAAGCGGCATCCCAAGCCGAAATGGAACTATCTGACGGCATCGTGGAAGATAAGCAGATTACCCTTGTCGCATACTTTGAAAAGTGGTACAAAATCCACCGGGCACCATCTGTATCTGCTGGTACGCTCAAACACTACGAAACTGCCACCGCTGCAATCAATCGCTACTTCCAAGAAATCAAAATCATCGACATCACACCATCCAGCTATCAAGCCATATTGAATGAGATGGGCAAACACTACCGCAAGTCCACACTGCGGCTGATACATGCTAAAATAAAATCCTGTGCCAAGTATGCTGTCATGGATAGGCTGATAAAAATCAACTTTGCCGAACTAGCAAAAGTAAACTCTGACATCGAGCCAAGCCCGCTTGATAAGAAATTCCTGACCCAAACAGAGTATCTAAACCTCATTGAGTATACCAAAGAAAATCCCTACGAACACCGCCAGTTACAAATCTACCTCTTGGCTGTCACTGGTATGCGTGTTGGGGAATCTTTGGGATTGACTTGGGATGACATAGATTTTGAAAACAATCAGCTTACCATCAACAAAACATGGGATATTTACACCAACGCTGGATTTGCCCCGACAAAAAATCAGCAATCAGTTAGGACAGTTCCACTGGATAGACTTGCTGCAAGAGTATAAAGCCCATCAGTGGCAAGAAAATGATTTCAACCGCTTGTTCCCAGCCAATGCCCACTCATACCTAAACAAGCGATTGAAAAAACTGATTGGCAGGTCTGTCCATATCCACTCTCTCCGCCACACCTATGTCAGCTACCTGCTGACAAACGGCATCGAGGTACTGACCATATCCAAGCTGATTGGACACAAAGACCCCACTGTCACACTCAACACCTATTCGCACCTACTCAAAGAAAAAGAGATAGCCGATTTTGACAAAATAAAATCACTCTTTTGAAAAATTTGGGGCGGATTTGGGGCAAAACCTTGTAAATACGCCATATAAAAGGACTAAAATGATTACCAAAGAATTCGATACAATAACCGCCATTTCAACTCCTCTCGGTGAGGGTGCCATTGGGATTGTCCGCCTGTCCGGGACGGATGCTTTTGCCATTGCCAGCAAGGTTTTCAAAGGCAAGGATTTGGCGACTGTGCCCAGCCACAGCCTCAATTACGGTCACATTATCGATCCTGCGACGGGTCAAGTACTGGACGAGGTCATGCTGGGTGTCATGCGTTCCCCAAAGACCTTCACGCGCGAAGATGTCATTGAAATTAATACCCACGGAGGCATCGCCGTTACCAACGAAATCCTCCAGCTCCTGATTCGCCAAGGGGCTCGGATGGCTGAGCCAGGCGAGTTTACCAAGCGTGCCTTTCTCAACGGCCGTGTGGATTTGACCCAGGCCGAGGCCGTCATGGATGTTATCCGTGCCAAGACCGACAAGGCCATGCACAATGCCGTCCGCCAGCTTGACGGCTCCCTCTCCCAGCTCATCAACAACACCCGCCAGGAGATTCTCAACACGTTGGCACAGGTCGAGGTCAACATCGACTACCCTGAGTATGACGACGTCGAGGAGGCGACGACAGAGCTGGTCCGCGAGAAAACCCTCCAGTTCCAAGCTCTTCTAGAAAATCTCCTCCGCACTGCCCGCCGTGGAAAAATCCTGCGTGAAGGCATCGCAACCGCTATTATCGGTCGTCCAAATGTGGGAAAATCCAGCCTGCTCAATAACCTTCTCCGCGAGGAAAAAGCCATCGTTACAGACATCGCAGGAACAACCCGCGACGTTATCGAAGAATACGTTAACATCAAGGGCGTCCCCCTCAAGCTGATTGATACAGCAGGTATCCGTGAAACAGATGACATCGTTGAAAAAATCGGTGTTGAACGGTCCAAAAAAGCTCTTGAGGAGGCCGACCTCATCCTGCTAGTCCTCAACGCATCTGAGCCACTGACCGAGCAAGATCGCAACCTCCTAGCCATTTCAGACATGGCCAACCGCATTGTCCTGCTCAACAAGACCGACCTGGAAGAGCAGATTGAAGCAGACCAACTGCCTGAGGATGTCATCCGCATTTCCGTCTTGAAAAACCAGAATATCGACCAAATCGAAGAAAAAATCAACCAGCTCTTCTTTGAAAATGCTGGTCTGGTTGAACAAGATGCCACCTACCTCTCCAATTCTCGTCATATTTCCCTCATTGAACAAGCTGTCCAAAGCCTACAAGCTGTCAACGATGGGCTGGAAATGAGCATGCCAGTAGACTTATTGCAGGTTGACCTGACACGCTGTTGGCAGATTTTAGGAGAAATCACAGGCGATGCAGCTCCAGATGAACTCATCACCCAACTCTTTAGCCAATTCTGTCTTGGAAAATAGTATCACATATCATGCAAGGAAACTTGTATGATATTTTTAATATGTTAACACATAAAAAAATGAGTATCTGTATCATTTAAGTTATACTAAAATATAGAGAGGAGGTCTTCCCATGAAAAAAATCATCATCTGTATTGCACTTCTAACCTGCCTTGTTTTTCCCTTTATCGGTTGGAAACTCTACGCCTACCAGCACAACAAAATAAGCCTAACTGAGAATGCTGATTTCTACTTGGTTTATCCCGGTAAGGTCGAAGCCTTTCAGCTAAATGGTCAAGAGCCTCAACTCCTTCATACACAGAAAATGAATTCAGAGGGGTATTTTGGTTCTGGTACAAATTACATCCTCGAAGATCGCTACCTAGTCTTTGGCAATGACCATCAGAAATTTATCCATGATAATCTCATTTCCATTGACTTCACGGACGGAACTGTTTTGCGTAAACCTAGCAAACATAGTACCTCGATCAGTGGCACAGATGGAAACCATTTCTATACAGCAGGTGCTTATCATACGCTTGCGCAATTTGATAAGCAATTTGAAACATGTCAGACCCACGTTTTAAACGATGACTTCATCCCAAATGATCCAGTCATGGTAGACCAAACGTCAGCCTATTTAACTGGTTTTGTGAAAGATTTTACCCAAGAAGGACCCGAAGAAAATGTCTTGGAAGAAAATGTCTTGATTGTATTTGATAAGAAAGATTTTTCAAAACAAGAGGTATTCAAGTACGACAATACCATTGCCACAGGAGAGGGGCTTTTGGTCAATGGAACCATCTATCTCCCAAATTTAGGGAAAAAAACAAGTGAGTATACGGAAATTGAACAGTCATCCGAACTCCTAACCTTTGATACGAGTTCCAAAACATTTTCATCCATCAAGCTGGAACACCCCTCACCAAGCACACTACATGCTCTCAAAGACCAGAAGCTTCTCCTCATCGAACATCAAAATGGTATGTTTAGCCCGATCTCATTTACCATTTACAATACCCAAACAGGTCAAGAGAGCTACCATCGTCTAGACGAGCTTAATCCTCGTCCTTATTATATTGACCATGTCCGTCAACTAGACGGTAACAGATTATTATTGATTCTGGCTGGTAAGGCACTCATCTATGACTGGCAAGCAAAAAAAGTTTTAAGCCAAACCATTCTATCTGAGGATTATGTCAGCGGAGTGTGGGTAAATGACTGATAAACAAAAACGAATCTCAATAAAGATTGTAAAAGTCCCAAGATTACTCTTTCTTGGGACTTTCGCATATTCTATCGAAGTTGCACAGCACAATCAATGTACTTACAAATCCTCGGAACCACTATCTAATCGAAGTAAACGCCATTCCCAAAGCAGAACCAAAATAATATTTCCACCTTTCTTGCTCTAAATAGCGCTTAAACATCTTTAATTTATCCGATTGAATCCTTTTCAAAGCTAGTTCTTCCAATACCCATGGATAAATTTTATACGAAAGATAGCTAATCTTACTACCTTTTTCACACAACTCCATTGCTTCCAACAACTGGAATTTCAATGCTTTGCTCAACTTTAATTCTAAATCAGATAATAGTTCATTTATTTTTTGTATAAACAACTTACTTTTTTTACTGTTTCTAAACATTTTCAT